ACTTCCTTCACTCTTTGTGCATCGCTACTCCACGGACTTTTGTCCCATACTCGACCGTTGTAAGACATAAAGCCCAAAGTTTTACCGTTCTTCAGGACTTTAGGGTTCATCCAATTACCACCCCCAATGTCGTTTTCTCCCATCCACTCATTTACCATCTTTCTTAATTCGGTCATGGTGTTGGCTTTTAAGGTTTCTACAACCACCCCATAAGGTGGCTGGTTTGGATCTTGTCCAAAATCAGGATTTCCACATACTTCAGTTTTAATTAAATACATAATTCCTCCGTTGTTTGCAAATGACCCCTTTTGGGGGTTTCGGCTCCTAAAGCCTCGTCAGATTTGCTTGATTGGTTCTCTATCTCTTAAACACTCGCCCAAATTTATTTCCTCTACCTTGATTTCTGCCCATTGTTCAAACCATTTCGGCTCAAGGTTGTATTGTTTAGCGTGTGCCTTTAAGCCCTTATGGAGCGTCCCTATTGCCTCGTTATAAGTTGAGCCGATGGCTTGAAAGTCAAAGCTCCGACTTCGTGCGTGTGCGTAGTAGATTTTCATTTAATCCTCCGAATTTCCATATTGTCAAATATGTGATAGTCACCATTAGCCATCTTTAATAGATACTCTTCAAAAGAAAGATCAGTATCAAAAAAATAACGAAACTCATCAGCATCAAATAGATTAGATTGCCCATACTCTTTTTTCATACTTGCAATAGTATGAATTTCAATGATTTCACCACCATTCCAAGTACATAAAAAAAGCGACTCTATTTCTTTTGATAGGTCAATAGGGTAATTGTTCATGCTTGCTCCTTAACTTTTAAACTGTTGTAAATTTCATCAAAAAACCAACTCTTACCATCGTGATATGTGCCTAAATGTCTTCCATCCGTTGTGTAGTAAAGATGAATCGGAGCGGTTGACTCGCCATATTGCTCGTAATGCTTGCGATAGCCCAATGGTTGTTTGCCATTGGCATGAAATAATAAGTTTTCAAAGTCTTTCTTCTTTAGATTTACATGGGTAACAGTCATAAAACCTCCTTAAAATTGTTGGAAAATAATTTGATTGTCTGAGGTGATGCCTAAAACAGTAGTCTTTTCGCTGAGATACTCCGCAACCTTTTGAGCGGTTTCTTCTTCGTCCAAGCCCTCGCAATCCTCCATTAGTTGCTCTTCGATGTCATCGTCTAAGTAATCGTTTGCAACTTCATTAAAATCTGCCTCTGTATATTCGCAACAGAAGGCGATAGGATCAAACTCGATTTGCTCGCCTGTTTCCTCTTCGTATTGCTCAAGGTAATCAAAGAGAATCCCTTGACCCTCATATGAGAAGTTATCGGGGCGAATCTGATTCATTAAAAAGCGGAAAGTATCCTTATTAAGTGTCTGTTTCATGCTTGCTCCTTGGTTAGGTTGTTAGCCTTGATATAGGCTAGGATTTCTTCTAAGCTATCGGAAGACATAATTCCTTCTAATTCTGAATATTCGCCAACACCTAAAGCGAACTGTTGCCCTCCGCATTCCCTTGATTCAGGGTTTGCGTAATCAAACCAAATGCGGACGATATTCTCGCCCTCTAAGGGATAGTCTAAAGATGGGCATACATCGTTATGCCATGAGTTATCTTGCCAACCCTCGCCCAAATCGGGTAGGTCGTAATCAAAGCGGGGAAATTCGTTTTTATAAGTCATGATTATTCCTTTGTAATGATGTTATGTTTAATTGCACACTCAGCCCAACAAGCCTTAGCAAAACTTATAAGCTTTTCATCCCAAACCAAATCCAATACATTTGCTCTCATCATAATGTCGGTTAATGGAAAGTCTTTAGAGGTTGGAAAGTGTGAGTTGTAATCAAACTCCTTTACAGGCTCATCCTTCTCTACATAAGAGTTACCAACTCCAATATGACAAAGCCGACCAAGCATTGCATCAATGCAATCTAAACCAAGATAGGCGGTGTTATTGATCTGCCCTTTGAGTTCTTCCATGCTTGAAAGTCCGCTTTCTTCTAAAGCCTCGATTAAGTCTTCGTCTTCTATTTCAATAACTAGATTAATTTTCATAAGTTCCTCTTATATTTGAATGAATGCCAACACTAAAGCGGTGATAACGCAGAATGAAACAACTGCTATAAACTGGATAAAGTCTTTGGTTTCCATAACTTCTCCTCTTTTGCAATACATTGAAAAAAACTACATATTGAGAATATACACCCAAACCGAAGTCAAGTGCAATTGTTGACTAAAGTTTGGGGTTATTACTCAAAGGCCCTACTTATTCGCCCGACTTCTTTTCACTAAATAAAGCCTTGACGATGCAATCAGCCATAATCAATCTGCTATGAGGTGGCAACTCTGGGAAGTACTCAACTACATAGGCATAAGCCATCTTTAAGCGAATCTCTGAGCGGTCTTCTATTACTGGGTTTTGTGTGTTTGTGTTCAAAGTGTTTAAATCTCCATTAGGTTTAAAAGGTGCTACATACACAAGACGAGAGAGAACGCAAAAAGTGAGGGTCAATTGAAAATATATTTTTTGGCGGTTTTCCAGGATTCCGGAGGTTTGCTGCCTCGAACGAAAAAGCCCGACTCCTTACTGGATCAGCCTAAAAACATCTAATCAGATAGGGAAAGAGAGAGCATAGGAGACTTACTTAGGTATGAGAGTCCACAGAAAAACAAAGCATCGCCTTTTAAGTACTGTATGCATATACAGGGTTTATGCTATGATCTACCCAATACCAAATAAATACCCTATTGAATGAAACCTCAAAGACTAACGAGAAGACAGATAAGCGAGGAACTGGATAACATTCCAGCCCATAGGATATTAAGCAACAAAAGGAACTTGACCTATAAGCAAAAGCAATTTTGTAAAGGATTGGTCAACGGACTGACGAAGACAGAGGCGATGGCTAGAGCTTATAAATACACAGGAAAGAGAAAGACAATGTCCGATGATGCTAGTAGATTGTCAAATGACCCCCGAATCATCGCAGAGGTGGAGGCACTAGAGAGGGCTAAGAACTATCTGGATTATCAAGAGAACGCTCAAAAGATCGCTGAACTCCGTTCCCTCGTGGTTTCTCAGCTTACCAAGGAGGCTCTTGACCCTGAGAGTCCACCTAATGCAAGAATACAAGCCTTAAGCAAGCTGGGGTCGGTGTCAGAATTACAGGTATTCACCGAACGGAAGATAGAGAAGACAATCATCAAAGACTCTGAGAGTGCCAAGGCTGAGCTAATGGCTAAGCTCAAGCAAGTCATGAGCGATAACATTAGAACAGTCGATGAGCTAGACGATTCGGACGAGCTACTCGCTATCATTAAGAGTGGCAAGCCCGACCCCATCGCTCTTTCTGAGTATTCCGACCCCACCTCACCCCCACTCGGCCTCGTGGATGTTATGACCGTCGGTAATACACATAGTAATCCAGACACACGATCACCAAACAAAATAGGGGTACCCCTCGAAAACAATAGCCATCTGGTAAATTTACCAGATACAGAAGACACCCCCCTAATGAAATCAAACACTTAGGGGTGGGGGGTATATATTTTGAAACAGGAACGCAATGACTGAGCGCCAGGCGATCGTATACGAGATGATTGACGAATGGTGGAAGAAGTTCGGCTATGCGCCCTCTATAGATGATGTGATGCAACAAACTAAGTTTAAAGGTAGAGGACATACTCATAGAATCATGAAACAACTCTGTGATCTGGGTCACTGTAAGAGATTACCAAATCGGGCGAGAAGTATCCGTCCGTCCTATATCCGTGTCCATAAGTTAGTGATCGAATGAACATCGAAGAGATCATTAAGGGTTTACCCCCAGAAGAGCAATCTGCGTTAATGCTGATGGCGAAGGACTATGTAGACTCCCTAGGTAGGGAAAAAGCCCAAACGGAATTTATGGAGTTTGTTCATCAGATGTGGCCCGGCTTTGTAAACGGACCTCATCATAAGATAATGGCAAAGAAGTTCCAAGATATAGCAGACGGGAAGTTAAAAAGACTGATTATCAATATGCCTCCCCGTCATACAAAAAGCGAGTTTGCATCCTATATGCTTCCCGCATGGTTCTTAGGAAAGTTTCCGTCTAAGAAGATTATTCAATGTTCTAACACCGCAGAACTTGCGGTGGGTTTTGGTAGGAAAGTGAGGAACCTAGTTGGTAGCGAAGCATACTCAAAGATTTTCCCAGATGTCGCTCTTAAGTCTGATAGTAAGGCTGCTGGCCGTTGGGCTACTAATGCCAATGGCGATTACTTTGCTATTGGTGTTGGCGGTACTGTTACAGGTAAAGGAGCTGATCTGCTCATTATTGACGATCCTCACTCGGAGCAAGAGGCGGCGATAGCAGCCACTAACCCCGAAGTCTACGATAAGGTCTATGAATGGTATTCATCAGGTCCTCGTCAACGTCTTCAACCAGGCGGCGCTATTGTAGTCGTTATGACCCGCTGGAGTCTGAGGGACTTAACGGGCAAGATTTTAAAGTCGTCAATGGAACGGGACGGAGACGAGTGGGAAGTAATTGACTTCCCCGCAATTCTCCCAAATGAACAACCTTTATGGCCTGCATTTTGGCCGCTCAAAGAACTTCTTGCATTAAAAGAAGAACTGCCAGTAAGTAAATGGAATGCCCAGTATCAACAAAGTCCCACGAGTGAAGAGGGCGCCCTAGTTAAAAGGGAGTGGTGGAAGATGTGGGAAAGCGACCGTCCTCCTAAATGTGAATTCATTATTCAATCTTGGGATACCGCATTTACCAAGAACGAGCGTTCAGACTACTCAGCCTGTACGACTTGGGGTGTCTTTTATCTAAATGAAGATGAAATGCAACCTAATATTATCTTGCTTGACGCATTTAAAGAACGCATGGAATTCCCGCAATTAAAGGAACGGGCGATCAGAATGTATAAAGAATGGGAACCCGATGCGTTTATCGTCGAAGCTAAGGCGTCTGGCGCCCCGCTCATATTTGAGTTGCGTCGCATGGGTATCCCTGTATCAGAGTTTACACCTACTCGTGGCAATGATAAGATAGCCCGATTAAATTCGGTAACAGATTTGTTTGCTTCAGGCAAGGTGTGGGCGCCTGGAACAAGATGGGCTGATGAGGTAATGGAAGAGATGGCGGCATTTCCAAACTCGGATCACGATGACTTAGTGGACTCCTCCACACAAGCCCTGATTCGGTTTAGGAAGGGCGGGTTTATTTCACTTCCCTCAGATGAGCAAGATGAACCACAATTTTATAGACGCAAAGCTGCGTATTACTAGGAACCAATATGGCCATTGATAAAGCACTATACCAAGCCCCAGTCGGAATCGACGCACTGGCAGAACAAGAACCTGATATGGAGATCGAGATTGTAGATCCCGAATCAGTAACAATCGGTATAGATGGATTGGAAATTGAAATTGAACCAATGGAAGAAGGCGAAGACGACTTTGATGCCAACTTAGCCGAATTCATAGATGAAGGTGAATTGTCTTCAATGGCTGGTGATTTAATTGGCGACTATGACAATGACATCTCTTCCCGCAAAGATTGGATTCAAACTTATGTTGATGGTTTAGAACTTCTTGGTTTAAAGATTGAAGAAAGAACTGAACCATGGGAAGGTGCTTGTGGAGTCTATCATCCACTCCTATCCGAAGCAGTAGTGAAGTTCCAAGCAGAAACCATGATGTCTACTTTCCCAGCTTCTGGTCCTGTAAAGACTCAGATCATTGGTAAAGAAACACCAGCAAAGAAAGATGCTGCTGAACGTGTAACGGCTGATATGAACTATCAGTTGACAGATGTCATGCAAGAATATCGCCCTGAGCATGAAAGAATGTTATGGAGTTTAGGTATTGCTGGTAACGCATTTAAGAAAGTGTACTTTGATCCTTCTTTAGACCGTCAAGTATCTATGTTTGTTCCTGCCGAAGATATCGTTGTTCCTTACGGCGCTTCAAACTTAGAGTCGGCAGAGCGTGTAACCCATGTAATGCGTAAGACAGAGAATGATTTACTCCGTCTACAGCATTCGGGTTTCTACCGAGATATCGACCTAGGAACTCCTGATAACGTATTAGATGAAGTAGAAAAGAAAATTGCAGAGAAGCTTGGCTTTAGAGCTTCATCTGATGATCGTTATAAAGTTTTAGAAATGCACGTAAACATCGATTTAGCTGGTTACGAGCATAAAGACGATGAAGGTGAACCTACTGGCATTGCTCTTCCTTATGTAGTAACAATCGAAAAAGGATCGAATACTGTATTAGCGATCCGCAGAAATTGGAACCCAGATGATGAGACATTTAAAAAGCGTCAGCACTTCGTTCACTACGGGTATATTCCCGGCTTTGGTTTTTATTGTTTTGGCCTTATCCATCTTATCGGCGCTTTTGCTAAATCTGGTACTTCCATTTTGCGCCAGCTTGTCGATGCAGGATCACTCTCGAATCTGCCAGGTGGCTTTAAGACCCGTGGCTTGCGAGTCAAAGGTGATGACACACCGATAGCTCCAGGTGAGTTCCGTGATGTAGATGTTCCATCAGGCACGATGAAAGATAACATTATGCCGTTGCCATACAAAGAACCTTCAATGGTTCTGGCTGGCTTGTTAGATAAGATCGTTGATGAAGGTCGTCGCTTTGCTTCTGCTGCCGATATGAAGGTTGCGGATATGTCAGGGAATACCCCAGTAGGGACAACCCTTGCAATCTTGGAAAGAACTTTAAAAGTAATGTCTGCGGTACAAGCCCGTATCCATTATTCGATGAAGCAAGAGTTTAAGCTATTAAAGAAAATTATCGCTGACTACACTCCTGAAGATTATAGCTATGAGCCATCAGAAGGACGCCGCTCTGCTAAGAAGTCTGACTACGATGATGTCGATGTCATTCCAGTAAGTGATCCAAATGCAGCAACAATGAGTCAGAAGATTATGCAGTATCAAGCTGCTCTTCAATTAGCTCAGTCTGCACCTCAGCTTTACAACATGCCATTACTGCATCGTCAGATGTTAGATGTTCTTGGGTTAAAGGATGCTAATAAATTAGTACCAATGCCAGACGACCAGAAACCAAGAGATCCAATCTCTGAGAATATGGCTGCATTTAAGATGGAACCACTCAAGGCATTTATTTATCAAGACCATGAAGCCCATATTACTGTTCATATGGCTGCAATGCAAGACCCAAAAATTATGCAGATGATGGGTCAAAACCCACAGTCGCAAATGATTCTGGGCGCAATGATGTCTCACATTCAAGAACATATTGGTTACGAATATCGTCGTCAGATGGAGCAAATGATTGGCGTTCCAATCCCATACTCAGAAGAAGACGACTACGAAGTACCAGAAGAAGTCGAATTGCAAATTGCCCGTTTGGCCGCACCTGCAGCACAAAAACTGTTGCAACAAAGCCAATCACAAGTTGCACAGCAACAAGCACAACAGCAAGCTCAAGATCCGATATTACAGATCCAGCAAGCTGAATTGCAAATCAAGCAGCAAGAAGCACAAACATCTC